TTATATGGTTATAACGGAAGATGGTGTTGATTCTATTATTAACCCATCCAAACGTAAACCACTTATACCATCCAACTTTGAAATAGTTGATATTGGTTTAGGAGAATCGTTTATTGAATCGTATAAAAAACAATATAATATTAAATGAGTTTTTATAAACACAACGACAAGTACTATATAATTCATCGTACAATTGCTATTTCTTTATTTACAGATAAAGAGGGTAAAGTTAATTTGGAAGGTGTTCAAATATGGAGAGATGGTTTACCAAAGGTAGATCATGTGCTACGAAATGAAACACATTTTTTATTTGTAGAAACTATACAAGATGCAGAAATTATTGAAGATGCTCAAGAATTGGTGGAAGAAGCACATAGCTGATACAGTACCAGAACATTTAAACGATATATTTTAATGAAAATTAAACTATTAAAAAAGCTCCGTAAACGATTTATTTGGAAATGCATCCAAAAAGATGTTGGAGGTGCAATGGTGGATGAATGGGTGTTACTTAATAATGATCAAAGCATTATTACATGCCATTCAAGCTCTGAGCGAGTATTATACAGCATGTTAATCTATAATGCACCAGAGGATGGAGGATTTAATTATTGGAATAGACTTCTACACACTCATGTAAATAGAATGGCTAGACGAGAATTTAATAGAATAGACAATAAAACGACAAAGAGACAAGCACCCCCACCACCTCCATTAGATAGACGGACAATTATATAAAAAATAAATTTGTCTCTCTAAAAGAGCTTTCGTATATTAAAAGGGTTATGGAAAAAGAATTAATTTTACTTAGAGGATTACCAGGCAGTGGTAAATCAACATTAGCAAAACGTATTTGTAATCAACATGTTGAGGCAGATGAGTTTTTTGTGGTGAATGGAAAATATCAATTTGATCCTACTAAACTCAAACAAGCACATGAATGGTGTCAAATCCAAACAGAGGGTTGGATGATGAAAGGATATAATGTAGTTGTATCAAATACATTCACTCAAGAATGGGAAATGGAAGCCTATTACAAATTAGCTGAACAATATGGTTATAGAGTACATTCATTGGTAGTTGAAAATCGTCACGAAGGAGTAAACGAACATGGAGTCCCAGTAGACAAATTAGAACAAATGAAAAACCGATTTGAAATAAAATTATAATGGAAAATAACAACAGTGTATGTTACGTTGGACGCGTAACTGAAGTAAAAGCAATTGAAGGTGCTGATAACATTGAATTAGGTGTTATTGGTGGATGGAACGCTATTATTCAAAAAGGACAATATAAAGTAGATGAATTGGTAGTTGTAGCAACTACAGACGCAGTCATCCCAGTAGAGCTTTCAGATGCAATAAATGTGACTAGCTACTTACGTAAAGGAGGACGTGTTCGTACCGTTAAGTTGAGAGGTGTTTACTCCGAGTGTTTGATTATCCCTTTTAATATTGCTGAGAGTATAACTAAGACCTCTAGTAAAACTATGACTGTTAAGGTTTGGAATGAAGGAGATGACTTAATGGAAGTAATGAACATCTTCAAATATGAACCACCAGTAAGACAAGTACAACTCGCTTCAGGTCGTAAGGTAAAATACAAAGATAATCCAAACTTTGGAGTATATTACAAGTTCCCTAACTTGAAAAACGTAACAGGAATGTTTACAGAGAAAGATCGTGTTGAGATTACTCGTAAACTACATGGTACAAATGCTCGTTATGGAGTTGTAAAAAAATCCAAATTGTCATTTATAGACAAAGTAAAACGATTCTTTGGTAACAAATGGATAGAATATGAATATGTTTATGGTTCACACAATGTTGAGAAAGGATCTGATTCACAAGGTTTCTATGATACAGATGTTTGGAGAACAGTTGCTGAAAAGTATAATATTAAAGAAAAGCTTTGGGAATTTGTTAAAGAAGATAAGAATATTGATTCTGGAGTGATTTTATATGGAGAAATTTATGGTGCCGGAATTCAAAAGAACTATGATTATGGTTTAAAGGATATAGAATTTGCTGGGTTTGATTTAGTAGAAGATGGTGAATATCAAAGTGCTCTGTACAGTCGCTTAGCCATTAAAAATATGTTACATTTACCATATGTAGAATTATTGTATCGAGGAAGATGGTCACAAGAAATTCAAGATAGCTTTGTGTTCAACAACTTCATTGAAGGAACTAAAGTACCACATGAAGGAATTGTAATCAAACATGTAAATGGAGAACGAAACAAAGTAGCTAAAGTAATTAACCCAGACTATTTAATCTACGGAGAAAAACACAACGTAGGAGATAGTCACTAAAAATAAAATTATGTTAGAAAAAATCAAATTATGGTGGGAATATGATGGTAGATACCTTCATAGAAATTTCATCAACGGAGTAAAAAATTTATGGAATTGGTTTCCTGTTATTTGGAAAGATAGAGATTGGGACCAAACATTCATCTATGAGGTACTAATCCATAAATTGGAAAAACAAGCCAAATATATTGGAGAAAGAGAATGGCATACTAGAGCAAAACGTGATGCTGAAAAAATGTTGTTATGTGCTCGTTTAGCTCGTATTCAACAAGAAGACTTGTATACGATGGAGTACATGGAATATTTGGATCAGGATTTTAAATTCATCCCAACCGATGAAACTGAAGAATATTTCACAATGGAATCCACTATTACACGAGATGATTTGGTTGACTATTTCTACAAATATCGTCGTCAACATAAATTAATTGATAAAACAGATAAAGATAATCACCATATTGCATTACTAATCGCTCACAACAACCAAGATCGTTCTCGTAAATTACTATTCAAGATAATGGAAGAGAATATTGAAGGTTGGTGGGACTAAAACAAAACAAATGATAACACCACAATCAATTAGAAAAGGAATCATCATCAAATTTGATGGTGTTGAGGTCGACAAAGCGACTATCATCAAAGCAAGTGAAGAATGGAAAGAAAGTCATGAAACGCTATTCAAAAAATTACTTAAACAAGGGGGCTCATTTAGAATTAATGGAGTATTAGTTGAAGTTAAACCAATTGAAAAAGCACTTAACTCAAAAGGAGAATTAACAATTAATTTACCTCCATCAGACCCATTGGCAAGATTTTAAAAAGAACTAGGACTAAATTAAAAATTTTCGTATACTAAAACTATGAAAAATAAAAGCATTAATAAAGTAATGAAAGCGTTAGGAGTGGTAACAGCTTTCATGGTATTGACCGGTTTAATTGGCGAGTACGTCATAAGCCGAGAAGTAAATGGCTATATCCAGCTTGCCGCAACTGGAGTTTGGCTTTATGTCTCATTGCGGTTAGGTAAAATGTTATATAAATTAATTTAAAAAAGTTATGATTTCAGGAATTATTTTTGTAGTAGGCTTAATTGTTGCCGGATTGATCTTTATCAAGGGAGAAAAAACAGTTGTAAAAAAAGATCGTTGGGGTGATGATCGAGAAGTTGCAAACACCTCATTAATTGTCAAAGTGGTTAGTATTTTTGTAATTACAATTATTACAAGTATAGCTCAACCATATGCTATTGAAAAAGTAGATAGTGGTTATAAAGGCATCAAAGTAAGTTTAGTTGGTTCTCAACGTGGTGTTACAAATTACCAATACAAAACAGGTTGGGTAATATACAATACGTGGACTGAGCAGATGTTAGAGTTTCCTACATTCCAACAACATATTGAATATGATGATCAACAAGTAATTACTAAAGGTGGATTCCCAGCTACAATTAAACCAACATTCAACTACTCATTGAAAGAGTCAAATATTGGTGATATGTTTGTGAATTTACGTTTAGATGTTAAACAAGTAGAACAAGGTTGGTTGAAAAATGCCATTATTGGAGCTGTGAATGACGTAGCTAATACTTGGGAAGTTGATAGTATCTTTGGACACAGACAGCAATTTGAAGCTTCGATTGTAGCTGAATGTAATGTAAGACTTGCAAAGTGGTTCAATGTATCTCAGCTAAGAACTAATATAACACCCCCAGAAGCATTGCAAGAAGCAATTATTTCTAAAACAAAAGCAATCCAACAAGCAGAAGCATCTGAGCAACAAGCATTGACAGCAATTGCAGAAGGTAAGCGTAAAGTAGCCGTTGCTCGTGCCGATTCAGCGGAAACGATTATTAATGCTCAAGCAGCAGCATTAGCGATTAAGATTAAACAAAACCAATTATCGCCGTTATACATTGAATATGTTAAATGGAACGCATGGGATGGTAAATTACCAACTACAGTTGCAGGCGGATCAGGAACACTGTTAAATATTAAATAAAAATATATCCTTTTCCACCAAAGGAATAGCCCCCGTAAGGGGGCTTTTGTATGTTCATCTAAAATTAAGAAAATGAGTTATTTAATAGATAAGAAAAAACGCGAACCAAAAACACCTGAATTTATAGTATTGAATGAATTAGCCCAAGTATTTTGTGGTTTGAGAGGTGGTTACCCTGATTTCAGTGATGATTTTGATTCAGCTAAACTTTTAAACAACAAAGAGCAAGTAAGAATGATCCAACAAGGGACTTCATTTAAATTAGAAATAGAATACTTGTAAAGGAATAAGATATTAGAAATTAATTTCATATATTTAATCAAATAAAGAGAAATGAAAAAATTATTCGGAATTATCATAATTGGATCAGTATTAATT